TAAAAACAATTGGCAACGGCACCAGTAACGGACAATTTTTTCCAGGTGGAATTGCAAACGTCACACTTTACAATCGAGCACTCACAGCAGGCGAAGTACAACAAAATTACAATGCCCTACAAGCCAGATACCTTCGAAATATAACACCACCTTTTGTAGGAGCACAATTTTCTTCTGCCGACGGGATTCTTGAAAGCACAATTACTGTTCCGGCAGGATCAACCGTATCGACTACATTATATCTTTGGATAGTCTTTGAAAACTCTAGCTTTGGCAGACCTGCTATTTCTGGATTTTCAATATTAACTAGCGGCAACGGCTTCCAAAGTGGATCTAACATCGACGGCCCACCTTCAACTTGGATACTTTATAAAGGAACAACTGCGCTTAGTAGTGTAACTATACCTAATGCTGCACTATTTGGAGGATTTGCAGCTACTATTTTAGGATTTAATTCAGTTACTAGCGAATCTACTTTAGTTTTAGGTAATAACAGCGCCGTTGCCCTATCTATTCCGGTAACAAAAACTAGCTCACAAATTTCAGCTGTGCTATCTTGCTACAACATGGGAGTAGACATTATTGGTTCAGTGACACAAACTGGATTTACCACAACGGGAACTTATTTGCAAGCTAACGGAGCACCCGCCGGCCGTGGATGTGCATACGGACTGGATACTAGCACAGCTTCGTCAGGTACATATACTATTTCACCACCACCTGCAGCAGGATATTATTCTGTTAGAATTAACATCAGTTAAAAACTAAATATAATATATGGCAAACTTAGACAAAAATATTGTTATTACTCCTAATGTAGGCAGTACAACAGCACAGCCCAACATTGTTTTTACCGGACAAAACGCCGTTCCTATCACCTTAAGGGTAACAGACACTGGCGCCCTAAGCTGGGAAGGATCAGCTGGACAACTTTTTAGTATCACCAACAGCTTAACTGGTACATTGTTTAGTATCAACGATATATCGGGATTGCCCATATTAGAAATAACAGATACACCTGCAATAGTGACCTATGCACCAATATCGGGCGCAGCTGGCTCTACTTTGATGACTGACATCAGCAATTTATGTGACGGTGATAGAACTGTATTTGATATTAAATCCGAGCAGACAATTATAAGTACAACCTATATAATCGATAGTAAAGATCTAGAAGTCACTGTTAACGGACAGAGACTAACACCTTACACACTACCACAGCCCAGCGCTTGGATGCCGGCATTTGACTGCTATTCCAGTAAGATGTTTAGGGTAAGAGAAAATCGGCTAATTATATACAACGCCCCAGATGTTGGCAGTCAAGTAAGCGTTGTAATAAGAAAGACAGCAGCATCAAAACAACAACAGAGATATCCGTTTAGACCAGCAACAATCGCACTAGGAGATTAATAAAAATGGCCAAGCACGTAATTTTAGAAGCATACGCATTTACCCCAAGTACTCGCACAGTGGTGATCACGGGTAAAAACATTAGAAGAGAACAACTGCTGCTAATCACCAACACCACTACCAATGTGGTAATTTATAACTTTAGTGATTCTGATCTAAAAGCAACCAGCTATGTCAACGCTGCCGATGCAACAACCGGTCAAGAAACAACCACAATAGTTCTAAACTATAATACAACATCGATGTCGGCTACTGACAAGTTGACTATCATGGTTGAAGAAACTTATCAGGAAATTATCCCAAGTGAAGTAATGCGTGATCCAGTGGATAAATTGCGGGTGAGTACACCACAGTCATTGATTGACACTGACTTTGAATATGGTATGCAGCCCACAAAGTGGGACACTGTTAATTTATTAAACAATCGCCCAAGTGCATCCTACGATCCAACTCAGGGTATTAGTAATACTTCAAGAAGTGATTTAACTTTTGTTGGCTCCAACACCAGTGCCTATCAAATTACCAACATGACATCAAGTCTTAAAGTGGTCACAGTGGCCATTGGTAATACCACTGGTATTACCGCTGGACTACCTATCTACATTGTAGGTTCAGCAGACAACGCCAACGTCGACGGCTGGTGGTTAGTTGAAACTGTCAGCGCCAACACTAACTTTACATTTACTGTGACCAATACACCGATCACAACAGCATTATATGACGCCTTCAAAACTTATGTGTTTGTTGGTGCTTGGTTTAGCGGCTCACCCATTCCTCTTACCAGTATTGTAATGAGCGGTACAGTAGGTACTGTGACTACCACTGGTGATCACGGACTACGTGTAGGTGACGCTTTTTACATTGTAGGTACAACAGGTACCAGCGGCGCAGCCACAGGTGCCGGCACCATTAACTCAAGTTGGGTAGTGGCCACAACTCCTACTAACAGTACGTTCACATTTGCCGCTGTGTCCAATGCTGTTACAGCCACACTAGCCGCTGGCGCCAACGCAACATTGTATCCACGTGCCTTGGGCTACGTACAACACAGACCATTTGACGGCGGTGTGTCATTTAGTAATGAAACTGCTGCACATGGTTATCAAGTTGTCCGCCAGACAAGACGACAATTTCGTTATCAATCTGGTAAAGGCAGTCAATTCTCAACTGGTAGCGTATTAAAACCGGCACTTATAATTGACAACATTACTTCAAGCAGTACCACAGTTACCGTAACTTCAAAATATGCTCACGGTCTAGGTCCAGGTGCATTTGTACGTGTTACAGGTTGTACTGAAACAGCCTATAACGGTACATTTGCTGTGGTCTCAACTCCAACACAGACAACCTTTACCTATACGGCATTGACCGCGCCCAGTGCAACACCGGCAACAGGTACCTGGATTGTAAGTCCATGGTCGTGGTACGGAAGCACCAACCGTGTCGGTATGTTTGACAGCCAAAACGGATTCTTCTTTGAATTTGATGGACAAACATTCTACGCTGTTAGACGCTCAAGCACATTTCAACTATCGGGAGTGGCCTCAGTTACTAATGCCAGCCAAAGTGTAACTGGTACAGGCACTAAATTTAGTAGTCAATTAAAGCCCGGTGACTCAATTGTTATTAGAGGTATGACATATTTTGTGCAAAACATTACCAGTGACACACAAATGTATATCTATCCAGAATACAGGGGCGTTACCAACAGTTTAATTACGATAAGTAAAACTATTGATACACGCTATGCACAGAGCACATGGAACATTGATCGTTGTGACGGAACTGGTGCAAGTTTATTCAACTTAGATCTAACACGTATGCAGATGTTCTATATTGACTTTACATGGTACGGTGCAGGCGCTATCCGCTTTGGATTTAAAAATGCACGTGGTGAAGTATTTTACTGTCACAGGATTACCAACAGTAACGTTAACCCAGAAGCATATATGCGTAGTGGTAACTTAGTTGCTCGTTACGAAACTAACACCGTACCTTATAGAACATTTTTAACAGCCGCTTGGGGTATTAGTACTAGCACTGGCGCAATCTCAGTAGCAGATACTACAGGTTGGCCAGCCAGCGGCACTGTGGTTGTTAAAGCCTCGGCTGCAACCGGCGCGGCCATGGAGTATATGACTTACTCAAGCAAGACCACTACTTCGTTAACTATTAGCGCTCGAGCACAAACAGGTGGCGCCAGTGCCACTGCATTTACATACTCAGCAACTGCTCCTATCCTAATAGAACTATACAGTCCACAGGCTGCAAGCCAAATTGGTCACTGGGGTAGTGCTGTTATCATGGACGGACGTTTTGATGATGATAAATCACTAATATTCGTTGCTGGAATGCAACGTACACGGACTATTACCAACGTGGCACAAGATGTCACTGTGCCTTTGATTAGTATTCGTGTTGCCCCAACTGTTGATAATGGTTTAACAGGTATATTGGGAGCAAGAGAAATTATTAACCGTATGCAGTTAACAATGCGTAGTATGAGTTGTCAGACTACTGGTACTAATATGGTATTCTTAGTTTCTCTGCGTTTAAATGGTCGTGTCAGCACAGGAACATTCAACGCAGTTGGTGGATCTAGTCTAGCGCAGGTAGCGTATCACGGAAGTGGCGCAACAATCAGTGGCGGAGAAGATATATTTGGTTTCTACACAAATACTCCGGGTGTTACTGCTCAAGATTTGCAAGCAGTTCGAGACATCGGTAACAGTATTTTAGGTGGCGGTACAAACAACACATGCCCAACTAATGCTACTAATCTGTATCCAGACGGACCAGATATTATTACAATTTGTGCCACAAACATTACCACTATTGCAACCAACTCAATTAACGCACGTATTTCGTGGACAGAAGCACAGGCCTAACGGGAGACACAACGTGGCAACTAGAGACTATGGCGTACATCAAGTTACTTCAACTGCTATCAGTAGTGGCAAAGTTGGTGACGAATACTACAATCCCACAACCAACAAGCTGTACAAGTATGTGGCTCATAATGGTACCAGTCCTGCTTATGCAGAAACACTGACAGCAGATGCCCTTGGCAACATAGGTTTTAGCAAGACTGCTGCCTACAAACTTGATGTTGCTGGCACTGTGAATGCCGCCGCCATGAGAGCCGGGGTATTCCTCACCGGACAGTACATTGACAGTAATATTTCTATCAGTGGCGGCAGTAATGGACTAAGTGTTGGCCCATTAACTCTAGCAGCGGGAGTTACACTGACTGTGACTCCAGGACAGAGACATATTATTCTATGACCACACTGATTACCAGCACAACTCTAACCAGTGGATATCAACTAATTGCTGATGCCACAGGCACATTGGTCATACAAACAGGCAGTGGTCTCAGCACATCTTTATATGTTGATAGTACTCAGATAAAATTTTACACTGCTAACACAGAACGGTTAAAGATCGATACCAACGGTATGCAAACTAGTACTATTGCAGGTTTTCAATTTACTGAAAGTTCCGGCGTATACACTCCTGTAGGTAAAACTAGATTGACCTATGCAGCCACAGGCGCACAGCAAAGTTTAACTATTCCTGCTGGTATAAACTACATATTTGCCAAACTATGGGGTGCTGGAACCGGCGGCGGCAATACCGGCGGGTGGTCATTTGGCAGTCCCGGTGGTGGTGGTGGACACTCCTACGGTATAATCCCAGTAACTCCGGGTGCAACCTACTATATTGTTGTTGGCGCAGCAGGACAGACAAACTATACAAGCAGTACTACACTGGGCTATGGCGGTGGTGGCGGCCTGAATGGCACTGCTGATAATCGATGGGCTAGCTCAGGCGGCGGCTATACTGGAATATTCAACAGTGTGACTCCTTCACAGGGTGCTGCATTATTAATTGCTGGTGGCGCAGGTGGCGGCGGGGCAAGTAGACAGGGTTTTGGCAACGCAGGTGGCGCAGGCGGCGGATCAACAGGCCAAGATGGCGGCAGTCCCTACGATGCTAAATCAGCGTTTGGCGGCAAGGGCGGCACACAGAGCGCAGGCGGCGTCGGCGGCACTGGCGGCAGTGCAGGCGGAGCATTATTTGGTGGCGCAGGTGGTGTCGGAAACACTTACGGTGGTGGTGGTGGTGGCGGATATTGGGGCGGTGGCGGTGGCAGCTATAGTGAATCAAATACCATGGCAGGTGCCGGAGGCGGCAGTGGATTCGTTGGAGCAAGTGTGTTAATGGGTGCAACATTCACAGGCGCAGGACAAATTCCTGCATTCTCCTTTGATAACGATCTTGCTAAAAGTATAGATACCTATAGAGGTTGCATGCCTTATGCCTATGGCGGCCATAGTAATGGAACTACCGCACAGTTATCTAACACCTATGGCGGCAGTGGCTATGTGGTTATATACTATTAATAGGAATTAAATTGTGGCACTGGTCCTTGACGGAACACTTGGCTTAACCTATACTGGCGATACAGCAGCCAGTAATAATCTCTCAATACCTGGCAATGTTGGTATTGGTACAGCATCACCTGGCGCACGATTAGAAGTCAAAGGTAGTTCTTCAGATAACGCCACAATCAATATTAACAATAACAGTGGTAATATTTGGAAACTGTGGAATGACAATGGTGCAAGTGGTTTAAATATTCAGTACAACGGAACAACACGGCTTGTTATTGATGCCAGCGGCAATGTAGGCATTAATACCACAGTAATGAATGTCTTTGATGCCGTGGCCGTTAACAGACCCTTAGTTGTAGCACGATCAGATACTAGTACCAGTAGCATTGGCAGTGCTGCTTCTATAACTATTAGTAATCTTGATACAACAACTAATAATGTTTCTCAAATAAACTTTGCTGCAATCACTGGTGCAAATACTAATCATTTTTCATCGGCAATTATTTCTTCTATTCACGGCGCAAGAACCAACGGGCAATATCCAACTGGTATATTAACATTCTCAACATCAACAGCTCTTAATAATGCGCCAAGTGAAAAATTAAGAATTACATCAGCTGGAACCTTAGCAATCACTCAGACTGCTGGAACAAACACTATTGATGTATCAGGTAACGCTACTAGCATTGCCAATGGCGGAACTGTTGGATTTGCCAACGCATCAGGTATGTTAGTTGTTAATAATCATACTAACGGAAATATAACAATATTCTTAGGTGGCGGTGGAATTACTAGTGTAGTATCTTCAGTGGGTGGACAAGTGGGCACATTTGCCTATACCTCCGGTAATGCCGGCTATACTTGGACCAGCAACTACGGAGCAACTGCTACTTACGCATTTTATTTTTTAAAGACTAGACCAACAGCCTAAGGATAATTTATGGAATATACAAGTACAAAAATTGAAGGTCACCCACTAATGTACAGAATAGAAACAGCGTATAACGATACCAGTATTCATTTTAATGTTGTCTGTGGAGTTGACGACTCTGAAATACCAGATCTTGTTGCACATCATATAGAATATTTAGATTCTTTAAAAACAACGGATCAAATTGAGGAATAACTAATGGCAATAGTACTAGATGGCACACTTGGATTAACATATACCGGCGATACAGCGGCCAGTAATAATCTTGCCGTACCTGGTAATGTTGGTGTTGGTACTAGTTCGCCAGTTTCAAATACAAATCAAAAAAGTGTTACTATTAACGGAACGAGTTTTAGTCGTGTTGATTTTCAAGTTGGCGGGTCATCAACAGCGTATATATATTCTGGCTTGTCAAATACAAATCTTGGAACAATTGGGGCCACAGCCATTGCGTTTGATACAAATTCAACAGAACGTATGCGTATTGATACCTCTGGTAGATTCACATTAGCTAGTCAGCCATTCTTTTATGCTACATTGACTGTTGCACAAACAGGATATAATTCAGCAAGTACAGGAGATGTGGTTGTAATTTATAATTCAACTACTACAAATACAGGCAGTCATTATAATACAGCAACCGGTAAATTTACTGCACCCGTTGCAGGAAATTATATATTTCACGCATCAGCATACGCCTCGGGATCTTCATTTCAGCAAAATTGGCTAGTTGTAAATGGATCAAGGATAACTGGTACTGACTGGGTACATGCCTCTTCAACTATGTCGCTAGGTTTTTGGTTGATAAAACTTGCGGCAAATGATACTGTGGGATTTCATGCGTACAATGGAGGAGTAACAAGTACAACAATTAATACTAATAGTGAACACACTTATTTTCGCGGATATTTATTAAGTTAAGGAAACTCATGACAACATATACAGTGACATTATCACAAGCAGAGGATCTAGCACTTGGCTATGTGGCCTACAGTCAAGACGATTGGATTCAAACTGCCGCACACGAAAGATGCAGAGTGGCCATTGAAGAAATTGTAAGAATTTGTGTGGAAAAATGTTTAGAAAATAACATACAAATTCCCGGCAGCAAAGAAGACATGGTCTTACTGGCTTTTGAACAAGCGTGGGTTATTTCTTCCGCTGATAGAATTGCTGCTTCAACACCTATATAATGAACAACTAAATACACTATGGCACAAACAATCAATGCAGATGATGGCGTAATATCAGGGTCAACTGGACTCAAGTTCACTGCTGACACCACAGGTATCTTAGCACTACAAAATAACGGAACAACACGAGTCACCGTTGACGCCAGTGGTAACTTGGTAGTAGGAACATTTACCACATCTATTGCAAAGAAATTTACAGTAGTCGGTGAAGGTAATTTTACTGATGCAAGCAGCACTACTAGACTGTACATGGGATTTGGTACTATCCCCACCACAGGCGGGACTGGTGCATACGTCTATAACGCAGACAATACAGCTTTAGTATTCGGCACTACTAACACAGAACGTATGCGTATCGACTCCTCTGGCCGTGCTATATTTGCCGGCCTAATTTATCACAGCTCCAGCACCGCAGTTGCAGCTGCCGGTACTACACAAGGTACAGCCACTGCTCTTACAGCTCAAATTAATAATGTGACCACAGGCATTGATGGTACTGCAGGAGTTATATTACCCACACCTATTCAAGCTGGTCTAAGTATCTTTATTCGTAACGGATCAACATCACTGTCACTTAGGATCTATCCCCACAGTGGTGGTAATATTTCAGGCACCGGTGTTAATGCTGCTATAGAAATAGAATTTGCTACAGTTTTAGAATTTATTGCCTTTGATACTACCAACTGGTACCTACCCAGCGCGGTACTTTCTTAATTATATTAGATCAATTATATCAAATATTGTCTGTAGTTTTGTTCTAATAATACGATTACTAAAACTATTACGCAGACCTTGATGGAGAGGTTTTGGCGCATGATCTACAGTGGTCCACGACCAACCAATATGTTCATTGCTGAGTGTAGGTATAAACTCTTGATCAATCACACAAAGATATGTGTGAAAATTAAACACTTGATCGTTGCTGACAAATGTTTCAAGTGGTATTGTTTTTAATACTAAAGGACTAAATCCAATTTCTTCAACAATTTCTCGTTGAAGTCCCTGCCATGGATTTTCACCTTCGTGAGTTGTACCGCCTACTAGGCCCCAAGTACCTTGATGTTTACCCTTGGCTTTTTGCACCAGTAAAAATCTACCAGTTGTCTTGGCATAGAACAATGCACCTGAACAGATGATTTTATCAGTTATAGTTCTAGAATCCACATACCCTCTCTATACTCGCCCTCAAAACTCTTAGTCCAAGAGTAGCCATCCCACTTGTACTGTATACCAGTATATATATTAGTTTGATAGACAGGATCTTCTGTTCCTGGATGTTCCGCTGCTGCAAATATTATGTGCCATGCACCAGCACTCCATTCAATAATGTCATTTTCTTCTGCAACAAAATCACTGTTGTCATTGTTTTTCCAAGCATCAGGACCGTCTTCGTTACTGAGATCACCAATTTTTTCAATAATAAGATATCGTACACCTTCAACTGGCACTGGTAAACCAGCACCGGGCCCTTTAGTTTGAGGATTAATAATGGCATTAAATGTTCCGGGGCTAGATACTCTAACACTAACGTAACCATTGTATTCATTTATTGCAGTATTAGTTGGATATGTATCACTGTCCCAGTTTATACTGACCAATGTTTCGTCTAAAGGATTGACAACAAACGTGCCAAACACTTCATGTCCGTTTTCTTGTATTAATCTAATACTGCTATAATCAGCTATGTATTTTCCAGGATATTGATTTAACAATAGTCTCCAATTAATTCCTGGTCCAATTTTGTTAGGCACGCCATAGGGATCATCAATGACCACAGGCTCGTGTGCTCCTAATAATCTGGCCGCACCCGCATATACCATTAGACCATAGCTTGATATTGTAGTTCTAACCTTGGACAAGACAGCACCAGCTGGCGGACCGTAGTCATTAAGGGCAGGATCAATGCCCAACCCTTCAATATAAGTTTCCGGATCATTAATGCCGCCATCCAACACACTGGTAATAATTTTAGTAATAATACCAAGTTGGCGAACTTTGACCGGCGGACTCAACCAGATCGGTGTGGTTAGGTTAACAGTGGCAATGTCAATGGGACTGTCTACACCCACTGGTATTTGTCTTGACGAAAATATAATATCATCTAAATTTAATACACTTAGACTGGTCCAATCGATATAGTTGTCAGTGGTCTGAATTTCAACACTGGGATTAAACAACACCAGAATCTGCTCCATGATCTGTAACTTTTGATCAGTACTAGTGGACCATATCTCAACTTTAAGAGACAGTTTGTAGGGAGTAGGCATGATGCGTTCAACTGTATAGTTTGCACCTTGCTCATTGGTATAGACATCGTCAACAATGTCACGTTCTCTAATATGCAGTTTACCAACATAGGTACTGTCACCTAGTCTATCTCTCTCTAAAGCTAGTCCGCTGATACTGACAGCAATACGTGGAGCACTGTTGATCTTGTTTTCTGAATTTTGTTTGATAATGTTGGCCACTTGACGATCAGCATCACCATACATCACAGGTACTCGCACTAGTGTGCCATCACCGTACTTAACATAAAAATTACTAAAAAATCTTGTAACTTGTAGAATATATCGTCTAATTTGCCCATCGTAATAATGCATCATTATACGTCTGCCTCTGGTTTATATTTAATTGCTTTACTGAGTGCCTGTCGCTCTGGCACTGAACTGGCAAACAACTTCCACTGTATTTGATCACCGTCGGCCGCAGTCTTACTCAGAGTGATAATAGTATTACCGCCTAGACCCGAAGAAGTTGTAGCACTGATTTTAGTATCATTGATATAGGCAGTGGCAATCACTCCAGCGGCATAGGCCACACTAGTTTGAATAGCTGTAGTATTACCAACCGCAGTAACATAGTCTCGACCAATTTGATTCTTTCCAGTTATGTTGGCATTGTTGATGAAACTAGTTTTCTGTGTTTGACGTTGGTCATTGTTGGTCATGGTCATGCGTAGATTATCTTCTACCTTGATCCAAGTAGTACCATTGAAACGGAACAGTCTATTGGGCATAAAATCAGTACGTAGAAAGAAATCATCTCTAGCAGCCGACACTGGAAATTGTATACCGTGACCAAATGGATTTAATAAGTTGTTAAACCCGTTGGGTTCGTTTCCATCGCTGACTAGATAACCAGTGTAACCTTTGCGTAATGGTTTACCGTTAATTTCGCTGGCATCTTCGTTGGCATTACTAGCATCAATATCATCTTCGTCGGCACTTCTAAGTATTGGATTACCTTGTTCATCTACTGACAGCGTGTATAACTGACGTGTTTCATAGCCACTTAACGGAGCATCTGCTTCTGCTTGAGCAATCATAGCATCATTAATTTCGTACTCTTTTCCTCTAGTGCTTAATAAATCACGTAGAGTAGTATCGCTTTCTGTACCGTCAGCATTGGACGCTTTCTGATCAAGAATATCAGCAAACTGTTGAGCGTCAATAATCTTTTTAAGTTTTAATCTGTATAAGTGTGGCCACCATGTTATTGAAAAGCCTTCACTGGCCCGTCCTACATCTTCTATAGCATAGTAACGAGGTAGGCCTATGCTAAAATCATTCAAGGCAAATTCATCACGCAGATGTGGAAACTCTAATACATCACCGCTTAGAGGTTTGCGTCCTACAAGTTTAATCCAATCATTAATATGCACAGTTAGAAAAACTGTGTCATTGTCAATGAACAGGCCAAATTGGCTTAGATTAAAATCAATATTTTGTACGTTATAAACACCACGTACTCGATAAATTTCTGGTTCGTATTTACGATCCCTATTTTCTAAGAACAGCAGATCTTGTATATTAGTAGGTGATAGCGAGTCATAATGCGGCTCTGCTGCGGTAGCATTGCCCTCATCAGTGTTAACTCCTAGATATTTGTGTAGGTAAAGCTCAGTTCCGCCAATCTGAAACATCTCAGAAACTTGGCGGTCAATGAACTTATAATCGTTGCCCTTTTCGGGTTTGTATAGGCTTAAGCGTGGCATAGTAGTATATTTATCGGTAAATAACTATTGTAAGAGAGGAATTCCAATGGATACGGTTACAGCAAATCAAGCGGTACAAGAAGTATATAACTACGTTAAAACCATGCTAGGCGACGGTATGGTCGAGGTAGAACTTGATCCCGTACATTATGAAACAGCATTAAAACGTGCTCTATCACGATTTCGTCAGCGCAGTAGTGCAGCCGTAGAAGACGCCTACTACTTTTTAGAATTAATTAAAGATCAAAACGAATATCGTTTACCTGACGAAATCATCAACGTACAGAGTCTATATCGTAGGGCAATCGGATCTAGAAGTGGCATGGGCAGCGGCGGCACACTATTCGAACCCTTTAACTTGGCCTACACAAACACCTACTTGCTAAACAGCACTATGATGGGAGGTATTGCAACCTATGACATGTTTGCTCAATACCAAGAAATGGTAGGACGCATGTTTGGTTCGTTTATCGAATTCCAATGGATACAGCATAGTCATACTCTACGTATTCTACAGCGCCCTTTTGCTGAAGGGGAGCAAATTATGATCCGTGGTCAAAATTATAAACCAGACTGGGTTATTATTGGAGACATATATGCAGGCCAGTGGATCAAGGATTACACTCTGGCTATATGTAAAACCATACTAGGCGAAGCTCGCGGCAAATTTGCTCAAATTGCTGGCCCAGGTGGCGCAGGTGGTCTAAATGGCACAGACTTAAAGTCCGCAGGCAAAGAAGAAATTGAAAAGTTAGAAAAAGAAATCGAAATGTATGTTACTGGGCATACTGGCACTTATACTTTTGTAATTGGTTAAAGAAAATATTGACTCTGTAATCTTTTTGTTATATAATACACTATACGAGGTGTTTTATGATCATAGGCGTGTGCGGTTTTATCGGGGCGGGAAAAGACACAGTGGCTGATTATCTTACTAATTTTCATGGATTTAGAAGAGAAAGTTTTGCCAATAGTCTTAAAGATGCAGTGGCTCAAGTGTTCGGTTGGGACAGAACCATGCTAGAGGGGCGCACAAAACAAGCCCGTGAATGGCGCGAACAAGTAGATCCGTGGTGGTCAGAACGCTTGAACATGCCTAACCTAACACCACGATGGGTATTACAATACTGGGGCACAGAAGTTTGTCGCAGAGCATTTCATGATGATATCTGGATTGCAAGTTTAGAAAACAAACTACGCACCAGCAAGGACGATATAGTTATATCAGACTGTCGTTTCCCCAACGAAATCAAATCAATCAAAGACGCTGGCGGCATTGTTGTTCGTGTTGTTCGAGGTCCAGAGCCTGAATGGTATGAAGATGCTGTCAATGCAAATCGTGGAGAAAATGGTAATTACTCTTGGGTCACTAGTCGTAGTAGACTTGAAAAGCTGGGTATTCATGCCAGCGAAACAGCATGGGTTGGCACTGACTTTGACAAAGTCTTAGATAATAACAGCACCATTGACGACTTATATAATCAAGTTATAAATCTGGTACCAGATCGCCCTGTGTCCAACGACTCCCTTCTTTATGGAGCACTCTCTGGCAGTTGGCACATACCGTCTTAAGATTTGCAGGACGACAATTATCTAGATCTCCGTCGATGTGGAACACATTAAACTGTTCCTTGTACTTAGATCTAAATCCACATTTTTCACAAGTGTCCTTTTGCCGGTAGCCACTGGTATACCACTTAGGTAGTCCAGTGCTTAGACCTCTAGCACAATGATCGCATTTAGACCTATAGTAAGGTTTTTTTGCTTTATAATAATTTATAGCCGCTGGTCTTAGACCACATTTTTTGCATAGACTTCTCATACCTGCCCTTTTCTTGCCCTTTTCTATATGTATTTAACCTTGGTATTTTAATCAAATCCACTAAATACTATTAGAACAAGGACTCAAGGAGATCAACAAATGGCCCAATTGGAATCACCAGGCGTAGCAGTTACAGTTATAGATGAAAGTTTTTATACTCCAGCTGCTCCCGGAACAACCCCACTTATTATCGTAGCATCAAAACAAGATAAACAAAACGGCGCAGGCACTGGTGTTGCATTAGGCACCACGCAGGCAAACGCTGGCAAAGTATATCTATTGACCAGTCAGAAAGATTTAGCAGACACATTTGGAACCCCAAGATTTATTACTGATAGTAATAACAATCCTGTACACGGTTCAGAATTAAACGAATACGGCCTGCAAGCAGCATACTCATATCTAGGTGTTAGTAACAGAGCCTATGTAGTTCGCGCAGACATTGACCTAGGACAATTAGAAGCAAGTGCAGAAGCACCCACCGGTGAACCTGTAAACGGTACTTACTGGGTAGACGTGGGATCAACAAAATTTGGTATTTTCCAATGGAATGGCGAACCTGCTAATGTAACAGGGGGCCAGACTTTTACAAATAAAGTTCCTCTAGTTATCACTGACGCCGCTAAAGTATTAGATGGAGGTCAACCAAGAACTAGTATAGGTTCGGTAGGAGACTATGCTGTAGTTGCAACTTCAAGTACTTTTAGAATCTGGTACAAATCACCAGCAATTGGGCAATATAGGCCTGTTTTGTGGGTAGAAGTAGGCAGTGCCGACTGGGTTAACAGCTGGCCTACATTGACCACTGGGGTCGTTGACCTTACTAATATTAGTGATCTATCTCAGTTTAATATTAACGATCAATTAATAACCATTGAAGCAGCCATTCCTGGAAGTCCTACACTGCAAGATATTGTAGATGCTATTAATTTAGATACTCCCGAAGGTACAGTTGCCGTCGTCCGCGCAGGCAGAATTCTTATATATTCTGATTTTGAACCAATTGTGATCGACAGCACCGGAATAGTCCAAGAAGATCTTGTAGATTTTGAAGCATTAGGGGTAGTAGAACCTGGCGTGGCAATCCCTGTTCCAACTATACAAATCTCAAAACATACTCAAGTTCCTAATTGGAGTTTAAAAGGTGACGAACCTCGTGTATCAGGAAGTGTGTGGATTAAAACTACTGAATATAATGCTGGAGCAAAATGGGTTGTAAAACGTTACGATTCTTCTACTTCATCTTGGGTAACACAACTGGCTCCATTATATCCTAATGGCTACTCGGCACTGTACGGTTTAGATGTAGCAGGTGGTGGCTCAAAACTTCCAATAAACACTCTTTACATCAAAACTAATGATGGCGAAAGTGATCCAGTAATAGCAGATTTTAAAGTATATCGTCGTAGTGCAGTTGGCGCAACAACTATCACATCGGATGTTATTACCGACACAACATTTACAGACGGTGTAACATATCAAGTAGCTATAAGAGAATCATTAAAGGGCCAAGATACTCTAGGTAATGAAGTTATTGTAAGCATTATTGGCGCTGACCCACTTGATCTTCCAAGCGGCGCTCTTACAAAAGCTCAGGCAGATGCAGAATCATTAGCAGCGGCGATCTCAGAGGCAACCGACATTGACGGCAACGGATTTTTTAATCTAACAGCAGAAGTTACTGCCCAAAATAAAGTTAAGATTACACATCTATTAGGCGGTGATTTTGAACTTGTAGACGACACTGCTCAACGAACTATTGCAACGTTATTTGTAGGTGACTCTAATTTCTTCGAAGCGCCACCGAGTATTCAAGACGATATTGAAGATCCTAATCATTTTTTAGCATCATTATGGAAACCACTAAGTGGTGCTGTGAACAGTATAACACAACCTACTACTGAACCAGAAGATGGCACATTGTGGTATAATTCGATATACGACGAAGTTGATTTATTAGTGCATAATGGTAGTGCATGGGTTGGTCTGCAATATGACGGATTAACAGGGTTATCGGATACAGCATCACCATTCAGTGGTACAGCAGATATTAACGGTCCTATTACTTCTTCTACAATGCCGACGAAACAAAGTGATGGCATAACAGATCTAGGTGAAGGCGACATATGGATTGATCCTAGCCAACCTGAATTTTATCCTTTTATTTTTAAGTGGAATACATCAACGTTTAAATGGGATCAGTTAGATACAACAGATGATACCACTGAAAATGGAGTTTTATTTGCAGATGCTCGTTGGGGAGTCGACGGCGGAACTTCTACAGTTGCAACAAAAAGCACTATTAAAGAATTATTGTCAAGCGATTACGTAGACCCAGATTCTCCTGTTCCTGCACTATATCCAAGAGGTATGTTGCTTTGGAACACACGACGATCAGGTTGGAACGTGAAAAAATACGTTAAAAATTATATAGAGACAGAGGCTGACTCAATTAATAGTCGTCAAGGTGGTGTTTCGACTACAAATTACTTCCCGCATCGTTGGGTAACTGAATCAGGTAACCAAGAAAACGGTGCAGGACGTTTTTCACGACAAGCTCAAAGACAAGTGGTGTTAGTTGCATTAAGAGCACTGGTCAACAGTAATCAAGAAATACGAGATGAAGAAAGTCGAGTGTTTAACTTAATTGCTGCGCCTGGATACGAAGAACTAACTGGACCAATGGTTAACTTAAACTATGATCGTGGATTAACAGCGTTTGTTGTAGGCGACTCACCAAGTCGTTTACCACCTGATGCTACAAGTTTAAGCAACTGGGGCACCAACGTTTACGGCAGTGTTATAGACGATGTACTCGGATTAGTTACAAATGATGAATACTTAGGTGTATTTTATCCATGGGGATTCACTAGTGATAACTTAGGTAAGAACATTGTTGTACCACCAAGCCATATGATGTTACGTACTATTGCTCTA